GCCGAGAGATACAGCGACACCTATGGGGTTCTAAACTGCATTTTAGGGATTGGGACTTTGTAATCGCTCACTCCACTAATGGAATAATGCTAAAAGAGATAACAGCCCACAATATAGAAACAGGAGATATTACTTGCCATTCTCTAAATCCTAAATACGAAGACTTCGTGCTAAATCTTCATCAAGTAGCACACCTTTACAATGTAGTAGAAGTAAGACAAAAGGGAAGAAATAAGCGCTGGAACAGAGCAAAAGATTTTATGTAAAAAAAACATTAAGCAATTAACTTATAAAATTTAAATCATGAAGAAAATATATATATTCTTTTTTGTGTGTATATCATATCTAACAACAGCACAAAAAATAGAAGGAATAGGAATTTTTAAAGTAGGTAAAACAGAAATATCAGTTATTGATTCTCTTTCACAAAATGGATATGGAAACATTGTAGATTGTCAAAGTAGAATAGATGTTAAATGTTTGAATGCAAGAATTATGAAGCCTGCAAGG